CATAGTACCTTGCTGATTACGCATAAAAAGATTTAATTGAACGCTTTTAAGTATACGTTCTTCAGCCGCCCTAATAAAAATAGGAAGATTAGTTACGAAAGTTGTTTCAGAATTTTCTGTATAATCTTGTATTGCTTGCTTTAAACTATCAAATGTAAAACTCATGGTGTGTTCGCTTGGCCTCCCATACCTGAATGGTTGGTACAATAGTAATGCAACGTGGGCGCACCAGAAGCAACTGTTATCTTCGTATAAGATCCTGCACTGCCCGGAGTTCCCACTGTCGTCACTCCCGTGGTATAAGCTGAACCACTGTTATGCGTACCGTCTGCGGTGGTGCTAAAACGCAAAGGATGTGAGCTATTGCTAGAGTCGCTCTGATCAAACCAATAGGTACTACCTTCATTTAAGGTGAGAGTTGGTGATACAGATCCATNAATGTAAAATTTATTACCTGTTCCATAAGAGTTTGTTCCCGTGGCAACCGTAACAGCGTAATTAGTTACATTTGTTGAAGTAGTCACAGAACCAACAGAAGCAGCGCCAGCAGAACCTGTAACTACAGCNATTACATTTGCCGTTGAAACAGTTACAGTACCAACAGAAGAGGAGCTGCTAGATCCTGTAACTGAAACGACNATTCCTTCTTCAACAGAAACAGTTCCAACAGAACCTGTTGCAGAAGCAAAACCAGATACCGCAACTGTTACAGAAGCGGGTAAAATTACTGTTACATCTCCAACTTCACCAGTAGCCTCTGATCCTAAAGTTTTAGGAAAGAAAAGTGTGACCGTACCAACTTGACCTGTAGCAACTAAATCATTTTCTTCAACTATTCCGGGAACAGTTTTAAAACCAACAGGATTAAAACCATATTGAAACGTTCTTTGATTTACCAAATCTGTTTCTGGCCTAGCGTTTTTTATTGCTTCTGGGTCTGCGACTTTACCAAAAGGCTCTAATTGAGGGTGTTTTTCTTCGTATTCATCNTTACCAACTAACAGGCCATTCCACTCTTTNCGCATGTCTTTTAGACGGTATCTGAANCCAGACCTGTCTGAAATGCCAAAAGCATGTTTACCTGTTGCAAACCTAGACAATACGATAATTCCTTAAACTTGGAGATATTTGAAAAGAAGCTCTGTCTCTGTCTTCATCTATTGCTCTACGAAACTCTTCTTCATAGACAGCCTTGAGCATTTGAACTCTTTCTGGCGCACGTTTTAACGATAAATAATAAGCCAAACCAGCAGCTAAACATGGATAAAACCTAAATGGAACTTCCATTGTGTTTTTAGCTGTATCAGCGTCATTTATTCTAGTTAATGAGTCATATACTATAACATCTGTGCTGTTCTCAGGCAAAGGCCATATCTTTAAATTCGGCGTTATTTGCCTGTCTAGAAAGAATTGAGTAGGTCTTCCCTCAGTTGTTTTAGTAGGAATTGCTAAAAACTCATCACGACTTACTCTACTAATATTAAAATCAGTGCCGTCCCTACGCACAACAACAGCTAAAATATCAATAACATCAGGATCTAAACTATATTCACCATCAGATTTTACTAAAGAAATCGTTCTTTGCTTTATAGTCCATTGATTTAAGCCACGATTTGCCCAGTCAGCTAACATCAGATTGAGAGATCTTGTTGCTGTTTTTAAATCATATCCTGTTCTAGCTTCTAAGCCACAACGCTCAAAAGCCTCTTCAACGTAATCTGCTACGTCTAATTCAAAGTCTGTTGAGCCTGATACCGCCATTATTCTTCCTCATTNTAAAGGTTATCAAATATTCTATTGACATCTAGTGTATAGTCTAAATCACTTTTTGAATAGTGTATATGTTGTGATGGCTTNAAATCTGGCGCTCCCTCACCAGTTTCNAACCAAGCNGGATGCGTAACTCTTACACGATTATTAGGCAAAGCTACAATATTTCCTGTCCATTCTCNCGCATCTAAAAGCTGCAAAACATGACTTTGTTTATGTTGCGCTGGGTCATCTGCTATTTCAGATTCAGCATAATCNACTGTAAACAAATATTTTGCGGGAAAAAATTCTCCGTTTATCTTAGCTAACCAAGGACATGGTGTGGCTCGATCTATAACATAAACCGCATGATTATAAGATGAGCAATCCCACGGTTGAGCGTCATATGTATTCATAGGATCAGGCCATTCTTCTAATGGTATGTCAGCAACTAAAGCGGTTATAGGCATTCTTGCCCACATCGCACCGCCATGTACTGTGTCCTCTTCTTCTCCCTCGGCTTCACTCCCAGTAAACATAACTTGAAAACTAAGACATCTATTGGGCATTGACGTAACGCCAACAACCATCGCATGTAAAAATTCGCCGTGATACTCTTCGTGGTTGTGAGTATATTCACGGCGAACCCATGCCTTAAAATAAGGAATGTTGCTATATAAGTAAGGCATTACTTTGTTTTTACTATTTTATACCCTTTAGGAAGTGCTGCTTTCGCGGCTGCAAGAGACTTCTTGCCACCAGCAGCTCCGCCTTTTTTCATCATTCTCATTTTTCTACCACCAGCAGCTCCGCCCTTCATCATCTTTTTGACTTTACCACCTGCACGGTATCCCTTTTTTTTCATAGCCATGATTATCTCCTTATGACTGACTAACAGCGCCTTTTGTGCGCTTTCTTCTGTTTGCCATCACCATACCACAACCTCTGGCAACAGCGGTTCCGGGTATTTTTTTACCCCTAAATTTTCTTTTAGATTGTGTCTCTGCAACACCGCCAAGGCTCATATTCCTAACCTTTGCTTTTTTTGTATTAGAAACAACGGTTTTACCCTTCGCGCCTGCTGCTTTTTTCTTACGAGCAGTTTTAGCTCTTTCTGCTTTAGAAAGACTTTGAGCTTTTTTACGAGGCAAACATCTATCTGGGTTCTTCTTATCCTTAGAAGTACCACATTTGCCTTTTATTTTACCATCTGTGCCAATCCGAACCCAATCTTGCTTGACCCAATCTTTAAGCGCACCCATTATTTTTTCTTCTTCTTGCCTTTAGCACCCTTGGCATAGTTAGGATCTTTACAATATTTAGATGCTGCCATGTTTGCATAAGCACTTGGATATGTATCAAAAGTTCTTTTTGCCCAAGCTTTACCAGCAGGACAAATTTTACTACCTTTTGATTTTTTTGAGGCTGCGCCACCCTTTTTGAAATAAGTTAAACCTTTTGGTACGCCTNTAAGCTTACCACCGGGCTTGGTAACTTGCTTGCTCATTTGACTTCTGGACATTGCCATAAGTTCTCTCCATTTCAACTTTTATAAACTCTATTTGAGCNGCCATNACTTCTGTTCTCTTATCAACTGCAATAAGAGTTTCAGTAGCCCAAGCTGCCCAACTNTAAGAAATAGTACCAATAATACCTAACGCGGCTACAGTAACAGCAATTATTGCCTTCTTNTCTAGCATTTCCATCTCTTTCTAGCCTGTCGTAAACGACTGTTAGGATCTTTTGCTGCTTTAGGAAATTTCTTCATTTGACCTGCAGATCTNGCGCAAAATGACTTACGCCTTTTAGCNGCTTTACTTCCGGGNTTTACCTTGCCAGTTACGGCTGTTTGNAGTTTAGANCCGGGATTTTTACGTCTGTAAGCAGCGACACCTGCTTTGGTCATTCCCGCCCCCTTTTTAGTAGGGCGGAAATTCTTTTTGTTTCTAGCAGGCATTTTACCTTTTGACTTTGTTTTAGAAGCCAAAGTAACCTCCTATGATAGAAAGATCGTTAGCTTGTTGCCAGAGCCTGTGAAGGCCGAAACAAACGCACCATCTGTAGCTATAATTCCATCATCTGGAATATTTAAATGATGCAATCCTGCTGGAAAGCTTTGCACAATCAATTCTTCTCCAGAGGCACTACCATTTTTTATAGTAACCGCACCTGTTGCAGCAGCAAATATTACAAGCTGTCGTATTCTAGAACGAGCTGGTCCTACAACCGCTGCTGAAGTTCCTTGATCGTGATTAAANGCTTTTACTGGTCCTGCCATTTTAGCCTCCTATTAAGAAGCGTCTGAAGAGCTAGAAATACCTATGAACTTCATAACTACGACAGTATCACCACCGGGATCAGCAGAAAATACAATTTCAACCTCATCTGCAGTAGCTGTAGCAGCAGTNGTTGTGCCACCAGACATACCTAAAACACCGTTACATGGGAAAAANCCTTTAAAACCAGTGCTGTTTACAGCCTCAGATATACCGTCAACAAACCCATCTGGATCTGCATCTGTGCCAATATCAACAAGGTTTACGTTGTTAGCTGCTGCTGTAGTTACGGCAATCATAACACCCATAGGGATGAAGTTTGAAGGGATACCAATCGCAGCCTCTTTACCTGTTGTTGCACCATTAGCAACAGTTACTGTTGCGGTGTATACAGATAGAGTCATCTCACTGGTAAGCTCACCAGTTGTAGAGCTTTTAATAACGTTTTTAAATCCGTTTTCGGAACGGACTGGACCGTTAAAAGTAGTATTAGCCATGTTATTCTCCTGTCTTGGCTAGTGTCAGCCGCACCATGCGACTGTCAGGGATGACATCAGAATAACACATTATAATAAAAAAGAAAGGGGCAACCGAAGCTGCCCCTGTAAGATAAGTGAGGTAAATAACCTCTCTATACCATAAATTATGCTCCGGGTGAACCGAAAACACATCTTGGGTCTGAGAACCCAAATGAATAACGCTCACGAGCCTTGAAGCGCATGTTGCCAGTATCGAAGTCAGCTTCCATACCAGTAGCCATCGCAGAACGCTCAAAATGCTTAAATCCATTTGGTGCATCAGTTTTGATGAAAAACGCATCTGGGTCAGTTAAGAAGTGGTTAACAGTGTAACCCTCTGGCAACATACCCATGTTGCGAATTGCGTTGATGTCATTGTCTGCAGTGCCAACACGCATTGTTGATTCCAACAAACGATCTGCAACGAATTGCAGTTGTGGTGGAATAATCAATTTGGTGCCACGAAGAGCAATGATCATGTTTCGCTCATCAACGAATGTTGAGATGTCAATAAGAGCATTCTCAAGTGAAGTTTCGTTGAGGTCTGCAGCAGTTGAAGGCTCGTTGCGGAATGTGCCACCACCAGATAATGGGTGGTCAGTAGCACAAAGCTCTTTGCCGTCACCGCCTGTAAAGCTACTATCAAACGCATTGTTTAATGTAGCAGAGGCTTTGACCTGCTTAGTGTGAGCCATTGAGCGAGCTAACGCACGAGTATATCGAGCGCCAAGACGATCATAAAGATTGTCCTCAACAGCTTCTTCAGTTAGAGCGAATGCAAGTGCAACTGTCTCGTGTGTATAACGAGCAGTATACGCTTCATTTGCGTTGTCAAACTCAACGCCAGAACCTTCAGCTTTAGTTGGAGCATTTCCAAAACCGACAAGCATTACCTCTTCTTCAAAGGCGCGATCTGATGTTTCAGTATCATAGATCTCTGCGTGTTGATTTTCGTACCTATCGTACTCCATGCCAAATAAAGC